CCTAAAGGCCTTATAATTTATGAAAATAAAAACAATCATGAACTATTATTGTTCCCAGTAGAAGTTAATGATGTGTATAGAAAATGGATAGACAATACATTTTCTTGGATGCAAGAAGTGAGAAAAGCATGGACAGATAGATCACTTCCGATTAAAGCATATCGGTCAAATGCAAAAGTATGTAAAACTTGTCCAGTAAGAAAGGCGTGTGATAGTGCTGGAGACGGCACAATAAAGATTGCGCCTTTAGAGGGATTAAGTGAAATCGTGTAATTGGTGCGATAATACTTTTAAACCCACCGTTAGTTATCAAATATATTGTAGTGCCTCTTGTAGAGATCAGGCAACTAAAGAAAAAATAGTTGCCAGATATGTTCTTACAAAAAGAAATAAAAGAAAAAATCAACAAAGATTATGTGCTGGATGTGGTTCATCTTTATCTATTTATAATGATGACACTATATGCAATTTGTGCAATGTCAATAAAAAAGATGTTGCAAAAATATTAAAAAAAATTAAAGGAATTGCCAATGAAAAATAATATTCCAAAAAAGATTTGTGCAATAGATGCAAGCACTAACAGTCTAGCATATTCTTTATTTGAATCAGATCAACTAAAACAATACGGCAAAATTTTTTTTGAAGGCAAAGATATTTATGAAAAGGTTGGGGATGCAGCAAGAAAAACTCTTGCATATTTTGATGCAGTAATAGATGCGGAAGCAATAGTGATTGAGCATACTGTATTTATGAATAGTCCAAAAACCGCAGCAGACCTAGCACTTGTTCAAGGTGCCTTACTTGGTGCTGCTGCCATGTACGGAATTAATACTGTTGGAAAGGTATCTCCAATTACATGGCAAAATTATATAGGTAACAAAAAAATATCAAAGGATGAACAGTTATCTATTAGATCAAAAAATCCTGGAAAGTCTATATCTTGGTATAAAGCATTTGAAAGAAATTTAAGAAAAGAAAGAACAATTAAGTTTATTAATACTATTTATGATAAGAATATAGCAGATAACGATGTAGCAGATGCCTGTGGTATAGGTCATTGGGCAATCAATAATTGGGATAAGGCTATTGGAGTTGACAAATAATATCATGGCTGCTAAACTATATACCAGTGAGACTTGGCTTCGCAAAAGATACCTTATGGATAAAAAGTCTCCACAGGAAATTGCAAAGGAGTGTGGTGCTAGTGTTGAGACCATATATGTTTACCTTGCAAAATTTGGATTAAGGAAGTCAAAGAGATGAGCAAAACAAAAAAAATACTAATTGCACTTGGTGTTATTGGTGCTGCTGGTCTAACATATGTAATTACATCATTAAAAGGTTTGCCAGAAGCATTTGATTGGGAGGATGAAGAAGATGAAACTTAAACCAGTATACGAAGACGTTAAAGAGTTTAGTTGTCAGGATTTATATTTAAAGTCTATTGGCGCACCGTCTGGACCTAATATTTGGGCAACCTCTCATTCTATAGCACAAATGCTTATTGAAAAAAATATTGCATATGGTGATTCTGCTTTAGATCCAGTCAGAATTTTTAGTAAGTCAGACCCAGCAGAACAACTTAGAGTTAGAATTGATGACAAGTTAAGTAGATTAATGAAGGGTACAGAATACGTTGGAGACAATGATATTGATGACCTCATTGGATATTTAATCCTACTTAAGATTGCGAAGGAAAAAAATGACAACTGAACAAGATGTAGTGGCTCATCTAGACCAAATGAATAATGTTGTTGGTGAATACTTAAAAGGAAATGATCCAACAAAAATTTCTAAAGATTTAGATATTCCAAGAACTCGTGTTGTTGCTTTTATTAATGAATGGAAAGTGATGGCATCAGCAAATGATGCAATACGTGCCCGTGCTAAAGATGCATTGGCTGGTATGGATGCACATTATAGTAAATTAATTAGTAGGGCTTACGAAGTTATTGATGAAGCAACATTAAATAATAATCTTGGTGCCAAAACACAGGGTATTAAGTTAGTTGTAGATATTGAAAAGGCTAGAATCGAAATGCTTCAAAAGGCTGGACTTTTAGAAAATAAAGAATTGGCTGAAGAAATGATTCAGATTGAAAAACGTCAAGAAGTATTAGTAGGAATCTTAAGAGATATTGCATCGTCTCATCCAGAGGTACGTGATTTAATTATGAAAAGATTATCTGATGTGTCTAAAGAAGGAGAAGTAATAACAATTGTCCACGATGTTCAATGATTTTTTTGAAGCATTACAGGATACTCACTTTGAAGAAATTCCTGTAGATGCTAAGACATTTGTAGAGTCTATAGACTATTTAGGGCAACCTCCTCTGTCAGAAATACAATATGACATTGTTGAGGCTATGAGTCAAATTTATAAAAAAGAAGATTTGCTTGCGTTGCTTGGATCAGTTGAGGGAGAAAAATATTATGATAAATATACAAAAAATGAAATTATTCTCCAACTAGGCAAGGGTAGTGGAAAAGACTTTACATCTACCGTTGCTTGTTGCTATATTGTAGTTTGCAGGAAAGTTTAATGCAAAAGCAGACTCTATTGAATTTGATAAATCTATCACCGTATATTCTGGTCACTCTGAACGTGAATCACATGAAGGTTTAAACCTTATGATGGCAGTGCTTGATGAGATTTCTGGCTTTGCTCAAGAAATTGGAACTGGAAATGATCAAGGAAAAACTGCAGACAATATATATAAAGCGTTTCGTGCATCTGTTGACTCTCGTTTTCCAGATTTAGGTAAAGTTGTTTTGCTTTCTTTTCCTCGTTATCAAGGCGACTTTATTTCTCAACGCTATGACGACGTTGTTATTGACAAAGAAGTATTAGCAAAAAAACATACATTTATAATTAATCCAACTTTAGATTCTGATAATCAAGATAATCAATTTACAATTGAGTGGGAAGAGGATTACATTAAGGCATATAAGTATCCTGGAGTATTTGCGTTAAAGCGTCCTACATGGGAAGTAAACCCAACAAGAAAAATTGATGATTTTAAGATTGCCTTTCTTACAGACCATAACGATGCTATGCAAAGATTTGCCTGCATGCCAACTTTTTCTTCTGATGCATTTTTTAAGCAGGTAGATAAAGTTAGAGCATGTATGACTACTAGAAACCCACTAGATACATTTAGAAGATTTGATGAATCATTTAAGCCAGATCCAGAAAAAATTTATTATGTTCATGCTGACCTTGCACAAAAACACGATAAATGTGCTGTTGCTATATCACATGTAGAAAAATGGGTAAACATTCAAGTTATTAACAATTATGAACAAGTTGCCCCAATAGTTGTTGTAGATGCAGTTGCTTGGTGGGAACCAAAAGTCGAAGGACCAGTCAATCTGTCGGAAGTAAAACAATGGATACAAAATCTACGTAGGCTTGGATTTAATATTGGAATGGTTTCATTTGACCGTTGGCAATCATTTGACATTCAAAATGAGTTAAACGCAGTCGGCATGAAGACTGAAACTGTTTCTGTAGCCAAAAAACATTATGAGGATATGGCAATGTTGGTATATGAAGAAAGACTTGTAATGCCTGCCATTGATTTATTATTTGAAGAACTAACTGAGTTAAAAATTATGAAAAATGATAAAGTTGATCACCCACGTAAAAAATCAAAAGATTTGGCGGATGCTGTATGTGGATCTATTTTTGGTGCGATTTCTCATACTCCAAAAATACAAAACTCTAAAGTAGAGATTCATACGTTTAGAGATAAGCCACGTCAAGTTGACACCAATGCAAGCAACGTGATACAATATAAACCTATGCCGAATGACGTAAAAGATTATTTGGATAGGTTCAATCTAATATAAAGAAATAGGAGAAAAATGAATTCATTAAAAAAGATCGCACTTGTTGTCGCTGCAGCAATGACAAGCACATTTTTTACTGTTCTTCCTCAAGCATCAGCAGCAGTGAGTAACGGATATGTATTATCTGATTCACTATCTGCAGGGGCTCGTGGTGTCACAGTATTAACAGATACAACTAAAGCAGAGGCAGGAGTTAATTCAATTG